CAAGTTGCTAGTCATGCAACCAGCGGTGTTTTAAAAGATTTTGGTGCGGGTAATCCTTTTGATGGTGGCAAAGTACCGTTTATGGCAAATCGTCTGCCACGTAGTGGTGGTGGTGGTGGTCAGCTTCCTAGTAGTGTCGGTGGTTTTGATGTAGGTCAGCAGATGATGGCAGAACAGTCAACCCGAACTAGTAGAGTAGGGTATAACCCTAACGAGTTTGGTGGAATACAAAATACTATCCATGCCGGTAGAACGAGGACTGTTCCTTCTCAATATCCTGAAGAAGATGCTGTTGCTCAAAATAGAACTCGGATGTTTTTAGAAGAACAATATGGTTCTTTCGGATTTTTCATATACGAAAATGATGCAACATTACAAGTTGGGGTAGATGAGTACGGCAATTTAGTTCCTATAGACGATGAATCTATGGAAACTTCTATCTCTATCCTTGATGCTATAGACGATGAAGATTTAGTCGGTACAACGGAAGTCGGGCTTGAAAGAATCAAAACGTTATTAAGTTGGACAGAGTGGGGTAGTATAAATACTAAACACCAACAACAGTTTGACGTTAAGTATGGTGATTTAAGAAGCGAAGCTGAACAGAGAGAATTTTTAAGTGATGCTATAGAAAATATTGAGAACTCGTTACAGTTCTTAGGGTTGACAACAATAGATGAGACTGGTGTTTTAAGTTATGAATTAACCCCCGAAGAAATATTGATGTTAGCGAAAGACATAGAACGGTTAAATAAAACTGAAGATATTGGCTTTGTTAATGGCATGGTCAAAGGTCAAGCTGAACAGAAAAATGTTGTCAATGAATACAATATGTTCCAAACTCTACTTAGTCAGAATAAAGCTGCTGCTTCTAATTATTTTGTGAAAGTTAAAGATGAAACAGTTAACCAATGGTCTGAGGATATCTTTGTTGGCAATAGAGATAGTGGCGAATGGTTAGAGTTTTTGAAGCAGCAAGCCTATGCGAATTACCCTCATTTAAAAGAAATTTTATCTGAGTTGGGTATGACTCCGAAAGAATATTTTGCTAGTACAGAAGCTAGTATTGAGGATTTGCTTGGGAAACAAGTTAATTTGGCTGATGCTAAGTGGAGTCCTATTTTGAATTATACAGATCCTAATACTGGTGAGGTTCGTGCTGCGAATCAGTGGGAAACTGAGAATTGGGTGCGTGGTTTGCCTGAGTATTTGGATAGTAATAAAGGGCAGAATAAGATTTATCAGTTGATTGAGGGCGTTGCTTCTGCGTTTGGAAAGGCTGCGTGGTAATATGGCAATAGATTGGGGCGATGACACAAGCTGGGTAGATGATTACCTACCTACTCCTCCTACTCCTCCTACTCCTCCTACTCCTCCTACTCCTCCTGCAAACGATAACTTCACAACTGGACCAGACGGACAACAAGAAGCCTACGATTTAATGGTAGAGCTGCTTGATAATTACGGCTTAAGTTCATTGATAGAAGAAGTAACTGATTACGTTAGGAAAGATTACACAATCCCTCAAATGCTTGTGCGTTTAAAAGACACTCCAGAGTTTAAAGCACGGTTTGATGGGATGGCGCAACGTAAAGCCAACGGATATAACGCTATATCTATTGACGATTACTTAATATTAGAAAATGGTTACAAGCAAGCAATGGCTGCTTATGGCATACCCTCAGAATTTGCACAAGCTGATGACATAGCTGAATTAATTGGCAACGATGTTTCTGTAAATGAAGCCACAGAACGAGTCTCTATGGCAGCGGAAGCTATAGCTGGAGTAGACCCTAATTTGAAAAGCCAACTCGCATCGCTCTATGGAATTGGTGGAGATAGCGACGGAGATTTAATAGCTTATTTCTTGGATCCTGAAAGAGCAGTCACAGTTTTTGAAAGCAGAGCGCAACTTTCCGCTGCGACATTATCATCAACAGCGGTAGCTGCTACTGGTAGTGGTTTAAGTAAATCTGTAGCTGAGCAGTTAGTTGATAAGAACGTTCAAGCACGTGAAATAGCGCAGATGATGACTCCTGCTAGTGGGTTAACGCAAAGCACGTTAGGCACTGAAGGTGTAACTACGTCAGAGTTAGCTGCTTCTCAGTTTGGTTTAAGCCCTGATGCTGTTGCTCAAGTAAGTAGGTTAAGAGCTAGAAGGAAAAAAACTGATCAAAAAGGTAGTGGCGGTTTAGTGCAACAACAAGGTGCGATTGGGCTAGGTTCTGCACAAATAACGTAGGTTGTTTACGTGACCCCTTATTTTACCTATATTTAATTATGTGATCTGCCCCATTAAGTGGGTGAGCCGTTCACACAAAATTAAACTCCGCTAGCATTCCACCGTTGTTAGCGTGTATGAGAAGGTGAGTGACATAATGGAAAATGAGTCTACAGAAACGGAAGAAGTTTCTAGTACTGAATCCAAACCAAATTGGCGTAGAGATCTTGAGGCGAAAGCTAAGAGAGCTGATGAGCTTGAAGCGCAAGTTCAGCAGATGCAACGCAAGGAAGTGTTTCGTGATGCTGGTCTGAATCCAACGGATAAAATGACTGAGTATTTTATGAAAGGCTACGAAGGCGAGTTATCTGTTGAGGCGATACAAGCTGAGGCTAATAGCGCAGGGTTATCTAATGTGGTAGCTCAAGCGGATACATCTAATTTGGAGCAACAGGCGCAGTTTGCAGCGCAAGTAGATGCGGAGCGTAGAATCGCTGAAGCTGGTGATGATGCTGGTCCTGTGGCAGATCCTCAATTTGAGAGTTTAATTAAACAAACGAATAATGAAGCCGAATTACGGCAACTGTGGGAATCTAACGGTGGTACTTTTAACGCTATGACGTGAGGTAGGCTCCAAAAATTTAATTGGAGAATAGCCTAATGGCAATAACACAAATGAGTTCGCTGAACTCCGCTGGTAATGCAGCGTTTGAACAGCTTGCGTATTTTGCTTTGCGATCACAACCTCTTTTTGAGATGGTTTGCGATGTCAAAACGACAAACCAATCGCACGCAGGAGCAAGCGTTAAGTTCACAACGTATGCAGATGCAGAAAAGATAGATTCAGCAATATCTGAAACAAGTGATATAGCACCTGTAACAATGAGTGATGCACATACTACGGTAACTCTTGCTGAGTACGGTAATTCAATGCAAACAACCGCTAAAGCCCGTGGAACCAGCTTCTTAAACATAGATGCTGATGCTGCGAACATTATCGGTTACAACATGGCTGATAGCCTTGACCACATTGTTCACGATGTAATTACTGAAGGAACTAACGTTCTATATGGTGGCGATGCAACAAACACTGGAGAATTAGCAGCAGGCGATATTATTACTGCTAACCTTATCCGCAAAACTGTTGCTAACCTACGAACTGCTTCTGCACCTGCGTTCAATGGCAACGTTTACGTTGGATTTATCCATCCTGACGTTTCCTACGATCTGCGTAAAGGAACAGACGTAACTGACGTTATCCAACATCAAATCCGCCAAGATGGAAATGCTGTCCGAACAGGTAGCATTGGTACATTTGGTGGAGTTGACTTCATTGAAACACCAAGAGTTGAGCTAACTGCTGACGCTGGTGCTTCTAATGTTGATGAATACAAAACAATTATTTGCGGTAAACAAGCTCTAGCAAAAGCGCATAGCGCTGCTGCTGGGTTCGGTGCTGACCCAAGCGTAGTGTTTGGTCCTGTAACCGATAGCTTACGCCGATTTAATACAGTTGGTTGGTATCACCTTGTAGGGTACGGAGTATTCCGTCAAGCATCCCTACGGAGGATTGAAACATCATCCTCAATAGGAGCTAACTAATAGTTCCTAATTAGATAGTTTGGGAAGGCTGACTTTACTGGGAGGTTAGCCTTCCCTCTATCTTTCTTTGTGCTAGTATATTAGTATTAGTGCATTATGGAAGACGAACAAATAAACGTTGTTATTGAGCCTGAGCTTATAGCAACACAGATTACTACAAATGAGGAGAACGCTGATGGCTAGCGGACTTTATGGGATAACTTTTCTTAACGCTTTGAAGAACACGTTGGCGTTAGACCTTGACAGTGACACGATTAAAATTATGTTGGTTACTTCATCGTATTCACCTAATTTCGGGACACATGATTTTAAGGGCGATGTGTCTAATGAGGTTTCTGGGTCAGGGTATACTTCTGGTGGGAATACTCTTAGTAGCGTGACGCTTACACAATCAGGTGGCACTATTACGTTTGATGCTGCTGATACGTCATGGTCATCTGCGACTATTACTAGTGCTAGAGGCGCTGTGATTTATGATGATACTTTAACGGATGATCCGTTGATTGCGTATATTGATTTTGGCGCTGATTATTCTTCCAGTAACGGAACGTTTACTATTGCGTTTAATGCTGGTGGTATTTTTACTATTGATTTAACTCCGTAGGAGGGTAAATGCCTGAGTCTAATTTCCCATCTAGTCTTGATACAGACGCTAACAGTAGTCTTCCTAAGACTATTTCTGATACTGCTGCGTTAGATAATCCTAATCATGCGGAGATGCACGGTAGGGGCAACGATGCGATTATTGAGATTGAAGGGAAGTTAGGTACTGGTAGTAGTTCTGCTTCTGCTGGTGCTGTGCTTATAGGTACAGGTTCAGGTGCTTCTGCTTGGCATACGACACCTACGTTTCTTGGTGCTGTAACTGTAGGTGCTAATACCGATGGGCATGATGTTAAATTTTTTGGCAACGGAGATGGCAAGTATGTAGAGTGGGATGAAAGCGCTGATGAGTTAGAGGTTAAGGGAACCTTATCTATTAGCAATCGGTCTACTTCTGAAATAACTAATAATGGATCTTCAGGTCGTGAAATTTTGCAGTTTAGAGGCAAAACAAGTTTGTCTGATGGCGCTGGAATAAACATTTACGGAGGTAGCGATTCAGCTAACGCTGACAAAGTTATTATATTTGGTGGTTCAGATACTCCTAGATTAACAGTAAGTTCATCAGGTGTAGCAGTTGGCG